GAGCTGCACAGAAATGCAGAAGTGGGTTCTTTTGGTAGAGGCACACCACGACTGCGACGATTGCCAAAAGCAGCCGACCGTTCCGTAGGGAGTGGTTGGCTTTCTTTTGTCTGTGCAATCCGGATGCTGGCTATGCATCAGGGATTGCGGCGGATGATATCGGAAACACAAGCCAAGTTGAAATAATTGCTCGGCCGGGCAGGTAGTGTACCGCCCGAAACCGAAATGCCTGTTTGGATAGACAGTGTTTCGGTTTTGCGCTCACTCTGGGAAGTCGTCATCCTCTGGCGAAAACCCCGTCACCGAATCAATCACCACTCGCCGCAGCAGAGGCAGTGCGTCGGCCGGGTCCTGAGCGCACAGCCAGGACTGAGCCACCAGCCGCACCTTGGCCTTGGGGTTCGGTCGCCCGATTTCCTCACGGCCCACAAGGTGCATCACGCCATCAGCTCGCCGGAGGTGTGCGTAATAGATGGGCGGGATGATGTCGTGACCACCGCGCTCACTGCGCAGGTGCGCCTCCCAACTGGGCGATCCTTCGCCATCGGATCGGACGAACTCCAGCCACCCGCGCACGCTCCTGCGCAGGGCAGGGTCCGAGCCCGCTCGGCGCTGGCCGTCGTGGCGCATCCTGAAAACGTGTAAAAGCACTGCATAAATATACAGTACCACCGAGGGCCGCCTACCGCTCGGCTTGCGCTTCGTCCGCCATCACCTCACCTGCCAGCCACGCCCCCGCCGCGTCCACGCTGAGCATGCGGCTGTGGCCGCCCTTGGCCACCAGCAGCACGTCGAGCACGCCGCGCGGGTTGTCGCCCCGGGCGCCCTTGTGGTACACGGCAATGCGCTCAAAGGTGTCGGCGATCAGCTGCCGGGCCTGCAACCGGGCGTCCATGTCCAGCGCCAGCACGCCCTTGGCCAGCGACTGCCATACCTGTTCCACGCCGTCGATGTCGGCGCGCGCTGAATCCACCAGGGCCCGCTCGGCGGTGGCGGCGCGGCCCTGCCAGGTGTCGCGCTCGGCCTCCAGCTCGCGGGCGCGTTTCAGGAAGGTGGCGGGGGCCCGGCCCGCGTCGGCCTGCAGCAGGGCATCTGTCAGGCGTGTGAGCTGCGTTTCGATCTCCAGCAGGCGGGCATGCGCTGCGGCCAGCTCAGCCCGTGGGGCGGCGGTGCGGTCGCCGCGGCTCAGGGCCTGCAGGTTCACCAGGTCTGAGCAGTAGCCCATGATGGCGCGCTCAATCGGCACCACCGAACAAGACCCCGCCACGCTGCAGCGCTGGCCGTGGTTCACCCGGGTGCACTGCAGGCGCCGGTTGCAGTCCAGAATGGTGCCGTCCACCTTGCGCTTGTTGGCCATGGTCTGCGCCTTCATGGGCGCCCCGCAGTAGCCACACACCGTAATGCCCATGCCGGTGATCAGTGAGGGTATGTCGCCCTTTACCCGCCGCCGGCCGCGCTGGCCGATGGCCTGCAGCACCTGGGCCTGTTCGTCCCGGCTGATGACGGGCGGGTAGTAGTCGGCCAGCACGTAGGTTTCGCCGTCCAGCGCAACGTGCTTGTCGCCCACCAGCGCAGGGTGGGGCAGCAGCCGCACCAGGTGGCCGGATGACGGCACCTTGCCGCTGATGGTCAGGCCGTCTTCATGCAGGCGCTTGGCGATGGCGCCAGACCCCAGGCCCCGCAGGAACATGGCCACGGCCGCGCGCAGTGCCGCCACCCGCTCGGGTATGTGCTGCCACCGGCCGTCCACGACCTGTAGCCAGCTCGGGGCCTGCCCGTAGCGCACCAGGCCGCGGAAGGCGCCCGACTGCCAGCCCAGGCACTGTCGCCGGATGGCATCGCGCACGCGCTTGCTCTTGGTGTCGCTTTCTTCGTGGGCGCGGATCATCACCAGCAGGCTGTACACCAGGTCCATCGGGTTGGCCTTCAGGCGCTCCCGGCTGTATTCCTTGTTGTCGCTGGCCGTCACTACGGTAATGCCCGCGTTGATGATGGATGCCAGCTGCGCCTGCGCCTGGATGGGCTCGGCGCGGGACAGCCGGTCCAGCCCTTCGACCACCAGCACCGACCCGGTGGGCACATGGCCAGCCTCAACGGCCGCCAGAAACACACCCAGCGCGCCCCGTTTTACGTGCGTCTGGTGGTAGGCCGACAGCCCTTCGTCCCGCATGCTCAGCTCAGCATCCAGCTGCAGGCCGTGCTGTTTGGCCCACGCCTCGGCGTAGGCGGTCTGGCGTTCGGTGCTGTACCCCTCTGCCTGCTTGGCGTCAGAAAACCGCAGGTAGCTGTAAACCCGTTCGCGCATGCGATCCCTCTCGATATGGTGGCGAGAGGGTAGTTTACTTAGAGTAGCTTGGGGCTGATCTCAAGCCTGCAAAGTAAAACTATGCAGGCAACAGGTTCGAAGGGTGTGATCTCAGCCCTTTGCCGTCGCCGGCGCAGGACACCCCTAGCGGTGCACCAGCGTGTGGTGCGGGCGCGATTCTACGGGCACAAAAGAAAAAGCCCGCGCGGGGCGGGCTGGCTCGGGGTGGCGGCGTGGCTAGGTGAGTGGTTTGCTGAGCACGCGCAGAAAGCCCTGGCCCTTGAGAAAGTTGCGGTAGCTGTTGACCGATACGGCCTCGGCCTCTTTGGCCACGTCGCTGCCGGCGGCCAGCACCTGGCCGTTGTCGTCGATGATGGCCAGGCGCGCTGGCTTGCCGTTGACCAGCACGCTCAGCCCTTCGTGGCCCACGGCGCTGATCACGATGCCTTGGATGGGGGTGTGTTGCAGGTCGCCGATCATGGCTTGTTTCCTTTTGCTGTCATGGTTGCGCGCCACGAGCGCACCAGATTGATGAGGTAGTGCTCGTTCTCGATGCACGGTTTGGCAGAGCCCCAGCGGCGGCCCTCGATGATGTCGATGGCTTCGCTGGCGCCCAGCCCTCCCCGCTGTGCCAGACGCTCCAACGACGGCCCATGATTGGATTGCGCCTGGGCCTCGTGCGGCGCGATCATGTTCCATGGGATCTCGCTCAGCAGAGTGGCGCCCATGATGCGCATGACGGTGCGGGCCATCACACACCTCCTTGTGCAGACAAAGCTGCGTCCCAGCCGCGCTGGAACCCGGCCTCAAAGACTTTGCGGCGGTCGTTGCTGTCGATCTGTGGGCGTGCCTCAAAGTAGGCATCGGCTGCAGCGATCTCGTGGCCTTGGCGCAAGGCGTGTGCTTGCTCTCGCGTCATCGCCGCAGCCTCGGGCTGGGGTGCTGCCTGCTGCGCACGGAATGCGTCGAACAGCGCGGCCCTCTGCTCCGGTGTCCTGTTGGCAACTTCGTCGGCGTTTTTGCCTGTCGCCATTTCATACAGCACCTTCATGCGCGTCACCAAGGTGCGCAGTGGCACGCCCTTGCCAATGGTGCCGTGCCCGACAGTCACATCGCATGGAAGCTTCCAATCCATCGGGTCGTCTGGCACCGCTGGCGCTTCCTGCTGGGGTGCCTTGCGGGCTGCTGCGAGCATGGCAGCATAGCGTTCCGGCTGATGTCTGCTTGGGTGCCATTCGCCAGAAAGAGCGCGCAGCATGTCGTGCGTCGGCTCAACTGGCACCAGCACATATCCGGGCTGGGGTGCTGCAAGGGCTGCGCGGGCCTGCCAGCCGATCCAGCAAGATTCCAGAAGCGAGTTGACGAGCACGTCGCGCTTGCCGCTCGGCGAAGCGGTCTTCCTGAAATCTATCTGGCGGGGGAAGAACCGGGCGGTGTTCATGGCTTGCTCAAACGCTTCCCGCTCTGCGCGGTCGGGTTGCTTGTCTGTCATGTCTGTTGCTCCTCATCCGGTGCTGTGTAGTCCCACTTGTCGATCAGCTTCAATGCCTCGGGCGGCAGTGGGTTGGCCACCAGTTCGGCGCGGACTCTCGCCCAGCCTGCGCAGATGCGGCCGTCTTTGGGCGCGTGGCAGCGGAACGGCAGGCCCTCTGTCGCAGCCTTCAAAAAGTCCAGTTGCGTTTGCAGGCAGCCGTTGGGCACGGTGTTGGGCTGGCAGGCGCAGGTTTTGCACATTTCGGTGCGCAGCATGGGTGCCTGTACGTCTGCAAGACCTGCGGCTTGCAGGCGCTGCAGGCCCAGGGCAGCCAGCCGGGTGGCGTTTTTGCCCATGGCCTGGCCCTGGGGGGTGACGCGGGTGTGGTCTTTGGTGGTGTCGGTCATGCCTCATTCCTCCTGAATGCTTTGCTCAAATTCATCCCTTCAACCGCGTGCCCGCGCTTGAGCAGCGCGCGGCACACTGCCGCCCGCTCCTTGTGGCTGTGGCTGGCCTGGCGCACCAGGCCCAGGTAGCTGTTGCCTGCGCTGAAGACCTCGGCTGCTGGCAAGTGCTCGATGCGCTGCAGGGCACTGGCCAGGGTGCGGCGGCGGGCGGCGTTGGCGCGGCCGATCAGCACCAGTATCTCGACACACTCATCCGAAATGCGGTACCCCATGGACGCGCGGAACGCGCGGGGGATGCGGGCCTGCACGTCGGCGCACAGGTCCAGTAGGGCGGTGCCTTGTTTGTGGATTTCGAGGTCGGTGGCGAGAGACATGGGTGCAAAGCTGGGTCTGGTGGGCCAAAAAATCGCGCGGACGGCGCTACGCGCCGTGGTGTTGCTGGGGAGGGTTTAAGTGTTCAAGGTGTGAAGTTGAACTCTGCGGACGGGGCGAGCGCGGAACTCGTTGTCCTTGAGGCCGTCGTTGCTGTCGCCGTACTCGAAGGCCTGGCACCAGGCGTAGCTGCGCGAGTACTGCGAGCTGCTCCAGTAGTAGTCGTGCTGGTTGAACAGCTCGGGCACGGTGGCCGACAGGGCGCGCAGCTCGGCGGCGGCGGGCAGGTACCAGTCGGTATGGCCGCCCAGGTCCAGGGCCTTGATGCGCTGGGCCAGCTGCAGGCCTGCGGCGGCCATGGCGGCGGTGTTGGCTGGGCCGTCTGTCTTGCTGTCCGCGCCATCGATGATCTTGTATTCGTCGGACCAGGTGGCGTCTTCGATCTCGGCCGACTGCTCGGCCACGATCAGGGCGAAGTCTTCGCTGCCGTCGGCTGCTGCGCCGCGCAGGATTGCGCCAAAGTGGCCGCCTTGCGTTGCAAGAAGGGCGCCGAACAGGGGGAGGGTGATGGTGCGCATGGGGTGTTGCCTTTCAAAAATTTGCGTCGGACCGGCGCCGCGCGCCGGTGGTGGGTGGGTGAAAGTGGCGAAGGGGTGAGGGGCTAAAGTTGAATGCTGCGGACGGGGCGAGCGCGGAACTCGCTGCCCCTGTAGTGGGCGAGGCTGAAGCCGTACTCGAAGGCCTGGCACCAGGCGTGGCTGCGCGAGTACTGCGAGCTGCTCCAGTACCAGCCCGATGTCTTGAACACCTGGGGTGCGTGCAAGTAGCACATCAGCAGCTCGATGCGGCTGGGTAGGTAGTAGTCGGTGTGGCCGTCTTCGGTGTACTGGCTGGCCCAGACAGCTGCGGGATGGCCTTTGCCGCTGGCGGTCAAGGCGGCGGTGTTGGCGCGGCCATCGGTCTGGCTGGTGGCGCCTTCAGCCTCTTCGCCGTATGGGCCCCAGGTCAGGTCTTCGGCCTCGTTGGCGCCCACCACCAGGTGGCGCGCTGGCAGGCCAAACTGGGCGGGCAGGGTGCAGATGTAGATGCCGCCCTGGCCGGGCCATGGTTGGCCGGGTGCGGGTGGTGTGTGGTTGGCTACCTCTGGCGCTGGCGCTGCTGAGTCGGTCGCGGTGTGCAATGCGATGCCGCCATTCGCAATGTTTTGCAGTGCTTGCAGAACTTGCTCCAGGCCGATCTGGCTGGTCTGCGGGGCATTTGGCTGCAGCAGATTGATGGTGAGGGATTCGATGTGCATGGTTGATTGCCTTCGTGGTTGGTGGTTGGTGGTTGGCGATTGGTAGTCGATGGCGTGGTTAGGCGTCAGCGAACAGCGGCATCGGTGGGGCTTTGGCGAGCGTTTTTTCGCGGGCCTTTTTTTCAGACCACTTGCGGCACTCTTCGCGTAGTTCTTCCTGGTAGGCGCGCTTGCGCTCGGCGGCGCGGGCGTGGACGTGCGCCTGGGTGGCGGGCAGCAGGTGGCGCTTGAATTGGCCACGGTAGAAGCTCCAGACGTGCACCAGGCCGTATGCCTTGTTGGTTTCGTTGCACTTGGCCCAGAACTTGGCCAGGCGCTGGCGTTCGGCCAGTGGGTCGGCTGGGGCCTTGCGCCATGCTGCGCGCTGGGTGCGTGTGGCCTTGGCTTCGTCGGTGCGCTGGCCGGGGTGGGTGTAGTAGTCCATGCCGGGTTCCTCAGATCGCCATCACATGCACGCCGTCGGGCAGGTTGTTGACGCGGCCATAGATGGCCTTGACGCGAATTTCGGTGGCGCGGTGGCAGCGCACCATCGTGCGGTGGGGCAGGGTGTCGAGCGCTGCCTGGTAGTCGTCGAATGCGGCGCGCACGGCGTGGATGCCGGGGCCATCCAGGCGCAGGGGGTGGCCCGTGTTGTATCGGTTGCCCGCCTTCGTCATGGCATCAATGGCGTCAGCCAGTAGGCCGCTGCTGTCGCGCACCTCCACCGCGTCGCCGTCGCAGTCGCGCCAGTGGCTGGCGATGATGTTGCCGGTAGCGTCTTTGATGGGCGCTTCGCCGTGCTGCACCAGGGTTTCGAGCAGGTTGACGGCGTCGCTCACCACGCGCCAGGCGTTGGTGCTGGGCTGGGGCGCGTGCATCAGCTCGTGCAGCGCGTCGGCCATGCGGCGCAGCTGGTGGGTGCGGTTGCGCTGGGGCATGGGCTGGGTGGCGCTGGCCAGCAGCTCGTCCATCAGGGTGTAGTACGTGATGGGCTGGTGGGCGCGGGGTTTGCGGCGCTTGGTGGTCATGCTGGAAGCCCATCCCAAGTGCGGCCATCCAGTAGGCGGCCTGCGGCTTTCTTGCCGACGCGGTACATGGGGTAGGTGTTAAAGAAGTCCACCCCCATGGCGCCATCGTGGTGCCCGCCTTCGATGTGTGCCCAGCAATCGGGTTTGCCTTCGTATGCTGCGTCGTCCTTTGGGCCGCTGTCAGCGTCTACCCACTCGCCCCATTGCTTGAACAGAAACGCCACACCAGCCGCCTCGCAGTGGTCGCGCAGGCTGCGGGCCCAGTCGGGGTGCATGGGGCGCGCGCCGGGGCCGCTCTCGCCGCCGACGATCACCCAGTCAATTGACGGGGCGCTGCAGCTGTCGCCGTGCCCATCGCTCACCCGGCCGATGAGCGGGTGTAGGTATGGCTGGCATTCGCCAAAGTCAGTGTTGTAGATGGTGTCGAGTTGCACCGGCCCCAGCAGCGGCTCCATGCTCAGGAACCGCACGCGCGCAGGCACGGCCAGGAGCCTTGGTATGTCGCGGTCGGCCTCGGTCTGGTTCACTATGGTGGCGCCCAGCCACACGTTTTCAGGCCAGGGGCGCGCGGAATCAAGGTAGGCCTCGGCGTAAAGGCTGCTAGCGTTTCCGATGCGCTTTGTCAGCAGAAGCCAGTCAAGGTTTGGCGTCGCCTCGATTAGATCGAACAAATCGCGCCGCCACTGCACCGGTACCGCGTTGTCGAACACATCAGCCAGGGATGCGCAAAAAACGCGCTGGCGTCGGCCATGTTGGGCCATGAAGGCGTCGGCCTGGGCATTCCATCGCTTTGGCAGTTGCCAGTTGGCGGCGCTGGTGCGGCGGCGTGGTGCGCCTGGCCCCCAATTGATGGCGGTGCCACCAGCAAAGCGCGCGTTGCGCGTTTCGGCATAGCAGTGGTCGCAGCCGGGGCCGACCTTCTGGCAACCCTCCCACGGGTTGAAGGTGTGGTCGCACCACTCGATTTTGGTGTTCTCGCTCACGCCACCACCTCCACCCGCCCATCAGGGTGATGCAACCGGCTGCCCACGCGGCTGGGCAGGGCGAAGGCGGCGAAGCGGCCCGCTGGGATGCCCGCGTTGCGCTGCAGCTCGGGGCGGGTGTACGCGCCGCCCGTGGTCACGGCGCTGTTGCGGATGGGCATGGCGCTGCTGGCCAGCTCCAGGCGCTCGGACAGGCGGCGGGCGGCAAGCTCTTCGGCGTTGGCCACAGGGCTGATGATCACTTTGCCGGTGACCGATGTCTTGGTGGTGCCGATGGCGTGCAGGCCGGCCTTGCGCAGTGGCTCGGGGGCGCCGCGTTGGAGCTTGAGGGGTGGGTTTTTGAGTGGTGCGCTCATGGTGTAGGTGCTGCTTGTGTGATGGGGGTTGCGGTCGCGGCGCCCAGGCTGCACAGGGCGTCGAGCTTGTAGAAGCGGGCGATGAAGGCGTCGCGGTGGTGGCGCCATGTCATTGATGCGCGTGGCGCGCTGTTGAGGTCCACGGCTTCCATGGGCTCGACTTCGCCGCCGGGCATGTCGATGACGGGCCATGGCGCGTTGATGCCGCAGCGGTACAGCGTCAGGTCGCGGCGCTCGGTGGCCAGGGCGGTCAGGTCAGCCAGCTTGATGGCGTCGCGGTATGCGGTGGCGGGGGTGATCAGTCCGAAGTGCTTGCGGATGAGCAGCGCGAGGGGGTTTTCAAACGCCATCCACGCTACGCCGATGGCCTGTTTGGTGGGCGTAGCTACGTCGCCGCTCAGGCATTCGTGCGCGTCGTGCAGCAGGCCGGCGCGCTGGGCGTGGTGGTCGTACCCGCGGGCGGCCAGGATGTCTGCCACTAGCAGGCTGTGCTCTGCCACGCTGTAGGGGCGCGTGGCGTGGCCGGTGAAGCGGTTGATCTGCGCCAGGCTGTGGGCAATGACTTCGATGCGCGGCACGCGCTGGGTGACCAGCAGCTGGCAGCCGGCAATGGGCTGGTCGGTGCCGTCTGCGGTGATGATCCAGGGCGAGGTGGTCATCCTTTGATCCCTTGCAGTGCCTGGAGCGCTCTCAGCATTGCAATAACGTCGCCAGACGCCATGGCTTGATCAGCAGCGCGCAGGTCTTGCTCAATGAATGCAGCGCCGATTGCGCCAGCTGGGCCAATTTCGCGGTAGAAGCCCAAGATTTGGCGCACGCGCGCACACTCTGCGGGCAGCGCATCTGCAAGGGTGGTCGGTGAGGTGCTCGCGCTGCACCCCCTTCGCCCTTCGCCCTGCTCCTGGCCCTTGGGCAGCGCCAGCAGGTACACGGCCTTGAAGTGAACCCCGGCCTCGCTGGAGAAGGGATAGGGGCAAGAGTCGTTCAGGCTCTTGCCTTGCTGCGCGGCCTCGGTGGCGCGCTTTTCGATGGTGGTTTTGCTGACGATCATGTGACCCAGGCGGCTGTTGAAAACGGTGAGATCGCGGCTCATGCGGCAGCGGCCTCGGTGGTGGGGGTGGTGCTGGCGCCAGTGCGGCGGGGCAGCAGCTGCATGCGCACCACGCGGCCGCGCAGCTCGGGCTGGGGCGGGTAGGTCTGCGGGCCGGGGTGCACCTTCAGGCGCTCCAGCTCCACGTGCAGCGGTGCGCCGGGGGTGAGCTGGTCGCGGTAGGTGGCCCAAAACGTGGCGGCGTCGGGGCCGCTCCAGCGCACGCGGTAGCCCTCTTTTTCTTCGCGGCCGGTGACGGGGTTGCGCCCCATGTTGTCGACCAGCACCAGCTCCAGGCGAAACGCGCCGTCGCGCTCTGTGTCGGCCTTCGGGCGGGTTTTGCCCAGGTATGCGGTACCGGTGGTTTTCAGCATGGGGTGCTCCCGTCGCCTGCCTGTGTCAGCTGGCCTGCAGCGCGTCTTCGGGGAACCAGTCGTGCGTTGCGCGGCCATCCTTGGCGAGGTAGCGCACGTAGTAGGTGTTGGAGCTGTTGGTGTACTCAGCGCGGCCGATGACCGTTCCAGACTCGTTGCTGATCGTGACGGTCACGGGTTGATTGAGGTCGAATGCAAAGTTCTTTTCGGGCATGGTTCTCTCCTATGGAGTGGTTGGGGGAATCAAAATTGATAGCTACAGAGGCAAGCGAATCAGGCGCTTGCGCAAGCTCTGATTGCCAGAACGACCCCGCAGGCGAGCGCGGCGATGACCAGCCACATGGTCACCAGCTCGAAGGCGGTAGATGGCTCTTCGCGCAGCGGGTCGGCATCGGCGCCGGGCAGCTCGCACGCTTGCTGGCACAGGTCGGCGGTGCAGGCGGGGCCCTGGGTGCGCACGCGGGTGCGGCGCTCGGTGGTGCCACCCCAGCAGTACGGCGGCAGCCAGGCCCAGCACGAAGCCGGTGGTGCTGCCCTGCCACCAGCCGGTGGTCCAGGCGGCCTGTGTCTCTGCCGCGCGGGGCAGTGGCGTGGGTTTGTGCAGGCGGTTGGGGGTCATGCCTGGCCGCCTTTCTGGCTGCGCAGGCGCAGGGGTGCAGCGGTGGCACCAGCCACGCCGTGCAGGGTGATGGCGTCAGCGATGGCGGCGCAGGCGCTGGGGGCCATGGCTACGTATTCGAGGCCGGCGCAGCGGACGCGGTAGGGGTGCAGGGTGGGGGTGGTCATGCTGCGCTCCCTGGTTGCGTCAGAATGGCTTTTTCAGCATTGGAGACACCATGGGCGCTTTGCACTTCCTGGAGCACGGCACGATGCTGCAAGACCACTTCACCGAGGGTCTGCAGCATGAGTTGGAGCTGTACGAGACAGGCGGCGAGTTGTTCTTGCGGCTGTGGATTGGCGGTATCGGCGACAACAAGCCGGTGCTCTGCCGCCTCAGCAAGGCCCAGGCGGCACAGATCGCGGAAGCTGCTCAGAAGCTGGCGGGCCGTCTTGGCTTCTAGCGCCTGGGGGTGCCTGCGGTCCACCGCCAGTGTCATGCCGGTGGTGATGTAGCCCGGGCCCTGCGGCGCGCGGTGTGTCGCAATGCGGGCGATGGCCTGCGTGCCATCGATGTGGATGCAGTCCAGCAGGTCGCGGTCGGTCTCCGTCTCTGCGGTCAGCACGTAGCTGCCGTTGGGGGTCTGGGTGACGTTCATGCTGCACCGCCTTGCCGTTCCTGCTGAGCTCGCTTGAGGGCTTCCGCTGGGTGGGCCTCGATGTCATGAGCGGCATCGATCAGCCGTTGAGCCAGCTCGCGTAAATCGTCGGGGTCGAGGAACACCTTCACGCAGGCCGCGCTTCTGAGCCCGATGCTGATGTTCACTTCGGCAATGTCTTGCCGCGCGCTTCGGTACACCTCCAGCTCGGCCCCTCTTTTGGAAAACTCTTCGGGGAATCCCGGGCTATGAGATTCACATGGCGGGCCAAAGCGGCGCTGGTCAGCGTATTTGCCGTCCGCCACGCACGCCGGGCGCGGGACGAAAAAGAAGCCGCTGGGTTGAGGCTCTATGTGGCTGGCCTGTGCGGCCGGGGCGGTGGTCTGCATCGTTCCTCCAGTGCGCCGTGGTGGCGTCTGGGGGCATTATTCCCCGAGGGGGAATTGTTTGTCAATCCCCGCCGGGGAATATTGCGTTGATAATGCCATCCGCCGGAGATGTTCCCGGTGCAAACTGGGCGATGCCCAGGAGGTCCCATGAAAGATGTGATTGAGTTGGCCGAGAAGCATGCGCACGCAGCTGCGCAGTTCAGCCTGGCTGGGCTGGATGAGGCGCGCAAGCGCGGGCATGCGCTGCTGTTGCTGCTGACGGCGGGTGGCGCCAGTGCGGCGGCCTTGGGTTTGGCGCGCTACGAGTCTTCGCCAGCGCTGGCTGCTGCCGCAATGTGCACGGGGGTGCTGTGGTTTGCGCTGGCGGCCTATGTGGCGTGGAGCGCTAACACCACGGCTGACGTGCGTAGCTGGGCCACGCGCGATGTGCTGGGCGCGCTACCGGCGTGGCAGCGGTACGCTGACGACTTGGTGCGCGAGTCTGAAGGCGGGCCGCTGCCGCCTGATGCAGATGTGGCCACCGCGCTGCGCATGTCTTTACTGCGCAACTGCGAGCTGGCCACCAGCGAATACCGGGCCGCATCGCTGGCGGCCTTCAGGGTAATAGACAGGGCCTACAAACTGGCGGCCTGCACGCCGCTGCCAGCGGCTATTTGCGCTGCCGTTGTGGCTGTGGTTTGTCCTGTGGCCTGAAGCCGTCACGCCGCTCAACAGGGCTGGGAGTGTCGCTAGGTTGGGTTGCCATGGCGTTCCTTCAGGGGTTGGGGGGGTTCTCGCGCGGCGTTCGGGCTGGGGCCGTTGTCCAGGCTGCACTGCGCATAGGCGTGCACCCAGGCCGTGCGGTCGGCTCGAAACTCTCGCAGCGCCAGCTGGTCTGCCGCCAGCTGGGCTTTCATCTCGGCCATCTCGCGGTCCAGGTGGCCCAAGTGGCGCCGGGTGCGGGCTGTGGCTTCGTCATCTGGTTCGCCGGTTGGTTCTTCATCGTCCAGGTTGTCTGCAATCACCTCCCGATACTCCGCCTGCTTGGCAATCTCGTCCTTCAAGAACTCGATATTGCTGCGCAGATGTTCCACGTGCTCGCGCATTTCCATGCGCATGTCGGCCATTGATGATTTGCGTAGCCAGTCGCTGCGCGACGCCAGCAGCGCATTCAGTAGCCCGCACGCCGCTTTTTGTGTGGTGATTGGTGACCCTGGCGGCGCCGCGGCAGGCACGCGCGCAGGTACGTCGCGAAAAAGCGTTACCGGCGGCTCTGGCGTGGGGGGTGGGCTGTAGCCGTCCGCGGGTGGCGGCTTGTGGGTTGGGCGCAGTAAAACGTATGCCAGCGCGCCCAAGATGGCAAGCGTGATGATCCAGCCCATGCGCCGCCAGTTACCCGGTCAGGTCGCCGTACTGCGACTGGTTGGCAGCGTAGCGTGTTGGTTGCGTGGGTGCATCAGTCTGCGCCTTGGGTGCCATTGGCTGGTTCGCTAAGCGCAGCTACCATCCGCACGATTTTGTATTGCATCTCTGGCTCCATGGCGGCCATGAGTTCTGCCATGCGGCCTAGGGCGACGTTGCCGCTGTATAGGTCGGCGGCGGTGGGTGGCGTGTCCATCCAGCCGATGGGTAGCTGCAATTTTTGCTCAATTTCGCGCGCCATTGGGCTACCCATCACATAGGGTTGGCCGCCTCGCTCATGCCGGACATTCGCGTTAGCGATCCGTGAAAGTCGACTGTTGTCAGTGCGTGCAAGCCCAAGCTTTTCGAGCAGGTTGGCGAGGCCGCCTTCTTTCGAAATCAGGAACAACAGTCGTTCGCGGCGTGTTTCTTCAACTGTCTGCATGCCGCGCATTGGACAGTGCAAGCGTGGCATTTGAAATTCCCCGACGGGTCTTGACATTAGTTCCCCGCCGGGGAATACAATGCAGCCCATGGAACTCCTCAAAACTTGGCTATCCGCCGAACGCGGCAGGGGCGTGCGGTTGGCAGCACACCTGCATGTGCCCCCGTCCTTCGTGGCCAAGATGGCGAGCGGCGACAAGTCGATCCCGCTTGAGCATGCGTCAGCCATAGAGCGATTCACCTCCGGCGCCGTCACCCGCCGTGACATTCGCCCCGACGACTGGCAAGACATCTGGCCCGAGCTGGTCGCCCCCCAAACCCCACAGGGCGCCGCGCAGGCGCAGGAGATTGCCCATGCATAGCGTTCGCAGGCTCACAGCGCATGTCCCCGCAGCCGTTGAGCGGCTGCGCAATCGTCGTCGTGGGCCGTTGTACTGGCTGGGGATTACTGATACGCCGAGTCGGGCAGCGGGCGGTCCCGCAGTGTCTGCTGAGCCTGTTCCAGTTGCTCGTACGCATACACGACAGCCTTCTGAATCGCATCCTTGTGCAGCGGGGTCTGTGACTTTTGCGCAGTGGCAGCAAGCATTGGTGCGGCAATGATGACGGCCGACTTGAAAAGTTCTTCGTTCATGGTGCGGGCCCTTTCGATGGGTGGTGGGTGGAACTTCCATTCTAGAAAGGCGCCCCGCGCCGCCCTCCGGCCCGAGCTGGTCGCCCCCCAAACACCGCAAGGCGCCGCGATGGTGTGCAGCGTGGGTGCAACCAATCCCGAACTTCAAGAGGTGGTCTGAATGACGAATGTCGAACCCGAGCGCTTGCCGGTCGATCCCTATGCGTGGCACCAGTTGCCCATGAATTTCGCGCTGCTGGCCGCATCCTGGGCGGCGCTGCTGGCCTGGCTGCTGGGTGGCAGTGAGGGGGCGGGCAATCTGTTCATGGCGTGGACGTGGTTTTGCGCGGTGGTGTACACCATCGCGGCCATGGCCAAGCCGAGCCGTTTGCACCGCGGCGCGCCCATGTGGCTGCGGGTGTTTTTCCGGTGCAGCGCGTTCCTGCAGGTTGGCGTGCTTGCATGGTTCGGCTGCTGGTGGCTGATGGCTGCTTGCCTGTGGTCGATCGTGTGCACGGCTGCGCAACGTCAGCACATGGACAAGCAGATTGCTGCGCAGGAGGCGTTTTGATGTTGCGCCTAGTGAGTTGGGCCGAGGCGCTCGCTGAAGAGGTCGGAGATGCCGTCCACATTGGCCATGAACCAGTCGCGCAGGGTTCGGGCGTCCTCCATAGGAAGGTTGAAAGCCAACCAGCCAAAGCCGCTGCTGCGTGCCCACAGCCGGACTCGTCCGTCCTTGAGCAGCTTTGCGAACATTGCCGGGCTGTTCTCCATCGTCACGGGGGTGTCGATGTCTGACGGCTCTGTTGGCCTGGTGCTGGCCACAGCGGGTAGCTTCTTGGCTCGCACCTCGGCCATGGCCGAAATCAGCGTGTCTAGAGCTTCGGCATCCATCTCGTCGGCAATTGACAGCAGCGCTGACAGCGCCTCTTCTTCGTTCATGTTCGCCCTCTTTGGTGGTGGTTGTGTTGCAGCTTCCATCGTATGCCAGGGACGGGCGGGCACCCTTTTTGCCACCCTGCCACGCCAGCAGCCGCGCTGCCGGGTTACTCCACCCCATCAAAAAGGCGCTGCGCGTGCGGGCAGGTGCGCGCAGCTTCGTGCGGTGGCGTGGCGGGGTGCTTTCTATGCAGGTCATGCGCACACCATGTCGGTGAGCGATTCAAGCGCCCGCAGCTGCTGCGGCGCCACGCTGCCTGTGGCGCGCATCCGGCCTGCGGCTGTGTCGAGCCACGCGCCCAAGTCGTCAATGCTGAGCGTGCCCTGCGCATCCATCACAAACAGCATCTGCTGCACCAGCAGCTCGAGGGCGGCCACGCGGTCGGCCAGGGCGGCGGTGCTGGTGGTTGCTGGTGCTGCCGTAGCGCAGCTGGGGGTTTGATTCGTCATGAGGGCAACTGTCTCAATTCCTGTCGCTGTTGCCTATGGCGACGATGAGGCCCTGCCGTCCACCCGGCCTGATGTACTGGTTGCGGTGGCAACCATGCTGCACGGGCGGCTGGAAAGTGTTGCCAAGCGCATCGGTATGTCGCCGAGCACGCTGCAAAAGAAGGTGAGCCTGCACACCGACACGCACCACCTGTCAGTGAGTGAGCTGCAGATGATCCAGCACGCCACGGGCTGCATGGCCGGTACCGAGGCGCTGGCCGCTGCCGAGGGGTATGTGCTGGTGCGCGTGAACCCTGCCAGCGTGGGCGGCGTGGCCGAGTTTCTGGCCAAGGGCGCGCAGCTGTTTGGCGACCTGGCCAAGGCGGTGCAAGAGGAGGCCGGGCACGACGGTGCCGTCACGCCCAACGGCCGCAGCCGGGTGCAGCACCTGGTGGAGGAGCTGCAGGGCCACATCAATGCGGGCAATGCCTACGTGGCAGGCCGGGTGCCTGTGCGGGCGCAGGGGTAAGCATGCAACTGAACATCACGATCAAAGGCATTGAGCGCGTGAAAGCGCAGCTGGAGGCGCTTTCGGGCGGCCAGGCGCGTGCGGCCTATGCCAAGGCACTGAACGACACGGGCTTCCAAGTGCGCCGCGATATGCAGCGCGAGATTACGCAGCGCTTTGACAGGCCCACGCCGTTCATCGTGCGCTCACCCAAGGTGTTCCCGGCCACGGCCGACAAGCTGGAGGTGTCGATTGCGCCCACGTATGCCAGCCAGTTCGGCACCAAGGGCGGCAAAATCGGCGTGGACCCGCAGCAGGTCTTGCAAGCGCAGGAATTTGGCGGCCAGCGGCGCGACAAGCGCAGCGAGGTGGCCCTGCGCCGTGCGGGCATCCTGCCCAATGGCATGCAGTTGGCCATCCCGGCCACGCCGTTCCCTGGCAGTGAGGATGGCTACGGCAACCTGCGCGGCCCGTTCCTGGTGCAGCTCATCAGCTACTTCCAGGCGTTTGGCGAGCAGGGCTACCGCGCCAACATGACGGACAAGACCCGCGCCAACCTGGGCCGCGGCGGTGCCGCATCGCGCCTGGCCAAGGTGGCAGGGCCCCAGCTGGGCCGCCGCTACATCGTGAGCTATGGCAAGGCGCGCGGCGGTGCGCGCATGACCCGTAAGGGTGAGGCCGACCAGCGCGCCAGCAACCTTGCCCCGGGCATTTGGGCTGTGCTGGGCTCCACTGGCGCCACGGTGAAGCCGGTGGTGATGTTTGTGCGCAAGGGCGTCTACAAACCCCGGCTGGATCTGGACGGCTTGGGCAAGAGCGCGGCTACGCAGGACTACCTGGCCCGCCGCATGCGCTTTCGGATTCGGGAGGCTGCTGGTGTCTGAGCTGGTTCTATCCATTGACGACGCGGCCCGCATCATCGACCGCGTGCTGGCTGGCTGCATCGACGTCGATGGCTGCCTGATCTGGCAGGGCAGCGTGAAGCAGACCAGCGGCGTGCCGCAGGCATCCATCCGGCCATGGGTGGGTGCATCGCTGCCCCGCCTGGTGTTCCAGGCTCAGCACGGCCGCGCACCGCGCGCTGGCATGTACGTGGTGCCTGCCTGTGGCAACCGCCTGTGCCTGGCGTGCCTTTGCGAGGTGACCCGCCGTGAGGCCCAGCGCCGCGCCAGCCAGCGCGGCGCGTACAGCCACCCCATTGCCCTGGCCAACCGTGCGGCAGCAAGCCGCAGCCGTGCACGCCACGCCCCTGAGCTGATCGACCTGGCCCGCGACACATCCCTTACATCGGCCGAAGCTGCCCGCCGCACAGGCATCAGCCCGTCTTACGTGCGCTCGCTGCGCGTGGGCACCGGGCGCGTGTCTGGCCTGGGTGTGTGGGCTGGCCTGTTGTCATGAGCACTCGCATCATGTCCCTGTGCTGGCCCCTGCAGATGCGGCCGCCAGCCAAAGCCGTGCTGGTGTCCCTTGCCGACATGGCGAACGATGAGGGCTATTGCTGGCCCACCATCGAGCGCCTGTGTGAGCGTACGTGCTTCGGTCGCACCGCTGTCATTGAAGCCATTGCGTGGCTGGAAGCGAGGGGTGCCGTGCGTGCCAGTCGCTCCAACGGTCGCAAGACCACGTACTGGGTGGAGCCTGCAAAGTTCGTGGCAGACGCCAATGAATCAGCAGCCGCAGCAAACGCTGTGGATAACCACCCTTACCAGTCCGCCACGCGAACCGGTACGCCACGCGAACCCGTCCGCCACGCGGACCCAACCAGTCCGCCACGCGGACTAAACCAGTCCGCCACGCGGACACTAATACCCAAGAACCGTCAAGAACCGTCAGAAATACCCCCCCAACCCCCCGCAAAGGCGGGGGGCGCGAGCGAGCATGTGCAGAAGCACCTCAAGCCCGCAAAGCCATGCGCTGGTGGGGATGACGGGTTTGATGCCTTCTGGGCTGTGTACCCGCGAAAGACCGAGGAGAAGGCCGCACGTCGCCAATGGGCGCGGATCAAGCCCGACGCTGCGTTGCAGGCAAGGGTCATCGCATCGGTGCAGGCATGGGCTGCGACAGAGCGGTGGGCCGAAGAAGGCGGGCGGTACGTGCCAAAGGCCAGCAGCTGGCTGCATGGCGAGCGTTGGTGCGATCAGCTGCCGTTGCCGGCCCTTGCTGCCGACTGGTGGCAATCGCTTGAGGGCGTGAAGACCATGGGTGAGCGCGTTGGGGTGTTGTACGCCACAAGCGGCCTAGGCAATTCGTGGACCGATGACGAACTGCGCGCTCACAACCGCGCGTATCGCGAGCGTGTGTTTGCTGCTGCTGGCCCTGGCCCGTGGCACCAGCTGAGGCGGGCGGCATGAATCAGTCTGCATGCCTGGCCGCATTGGCCTACGCCCCCGCCCCCCGGTTCGGGTCCTCCCCGGCTTCCCCCAGTGCGGGTAATTCGTGCCGCCCTGTCGGGCTGTTGCGTGGTGTTGCTAAGGGGGTTAAGTGAATATGCAGTATGGTTTTATTGCTACGAATGCGATAGCAAAAGGGGCGGCAAAGTGAAGGTTGTGCCCGTGCTGGATCAGGTGATTTCGCAGGCTGAGTTTGCACAGATGGTCGGTGTGAGCGAGGCCCGCGTGTCGCAGATGGTGAGCGAAGGCGTTATCGCCAAGGGCGACACCGCTGCCAGCTGGCTGGCCGCCTACTGCGAGCGCCTGCGCGACCAGGCTGCCGGGCGGCTGGGCGAAACCTACGGCCTCGACCTGGTCCAAGAGCGCGCCGCCCTGGCCCGCGAGCAGCGCGAAGGCCAGGCCATCAAGAACGCCGTGGCCCGCCGCGAGTTCGCGCCCGTGGGCCTGCTGGCCGATGTGCTGGGCCAAGCCGCCAGTGCAGTGGTCGATCGCTTCGACCAGCTGGAGGGCACGCTGCGTAAGGCCTGCCCGGATCTGCCCGACGAAGCCAAGACGGCCGTGCTGCATGTGATCGCTTCGGCCCGCAACGAATGGATCCGCGCCACCGAGCGGCTGGTGGCCGACAGCGTCGATGCCATGCTGACCGACGACGCGCCCGAGGATGAGCCCTACAGCGAGGGCATGCCCGCATGACCACCATGCCCACGCTGCACGCCGAGACGGCCGCCGCCATCAAGGCGGCAGTGCGCACTGGGCTGGACAGCCTGCGGGCCGAGCCGCCTCAGCGCCTGGGCGACTGGGCGCGCGACCACTTCAAGCTCGCTGGCGAAAGCAGCCACCAAAAGGGCGCCTGGCAGGCCTGGGCGTTTCAGGTCGGCATCCTGGACTTCATGAGCGACGATCGGATCGAGGATCTGGCCGTGATGAAGGCCAAGCGGGTCGGCTACACCAAGATGGTCACCGCCTTCGTGGCGTACAACATCGCCCACCGCCGCCGCAAGCAGGCTCTGTGGCAGCCCACCGACGACGACCGCGACAGCTACGTCAAGAGCGAAATCGACCCGCTGCTTGACCCGCTCACCGGCGTGCCTGCCATCAACAAGGCGCGCAAGCAGGGCAAGGCGACCGAGGAAACCATCAAGTTCAAGCCCTTCCGCGACAGCGTGCTGCACCTGCTGGGCGGCAAGGCGGCCCGGGCCTACCGCCGTATCACCGTGGCCGTGGCCATCCTCGATGAGTGGTCAGCCTTCGACCAGCAGATCGAGAAATCAGGCGATCCTGCTGGCTTGGCCAAGGGCCGTCTTGAGGGTGCGCCATACCCCAAGTTTGTGGGCGGCAGCACTCCGCGAAACAAAGGGTTGTGCCATGTCGAAAAGGCGTGCGGCAAAACCGAGGGGATGGTGCGCTTTCACATCGACTGCCCACACTGCGGCGTCGAGCACCCGCTGATCTGGGGTGGAAAGCATGTCGCCCATGGCTTCAAGTGGACGCCGGGCAAGCCGGAAACCGTCCACCATGTCTGCCCGCATTGCCACGGCGCTATCACCCAGGCCGACTACCTGCCGGGCGGTGTGCCTCTCAGCGGGTCGTGGGTGTGCGAGCGCACGGGCAAGCGGTACGGGGCCGATCGGATCTGGCGCGACAGCAGGGGCATGCCATGCAATCCGCCGCGAACGCTGGGCTTGCATGTGTGGACTGCATACAGCCCGCAGCGCGACTGGTCACACATCGTCGAGGAGTTTGAGCACGCGGCCGCGGATCTGGAGGCTGGCAGCGGCGGCCTAATGACCACGTTCGTCAACGAAACCCTGGGCGAAACCTGGGAGCTCGCAGGCGAGCGCACCGACGAACACGCCCTGCAGGCCCGGGCCGAGCCGTACAAGCTGTGCACCGTGCCCAAGGGCGGCCTGTACCTGACCGCCGGGGTGGACGTGCAGCGCAACCGGTGGGAAATCACCGTGTACGCCTGGGGCCGCGGCATGGAATCGTGGGTGGTCGATGTGGTGCAGATCGAAGGCAACCCCGCCGTTGATGAAGAATGGGACGCCGTCACCCACCACCTGCAGCGCCGCTACACGCAAGACTGGCACGGCGGCAGCCTAGGCATCAGCGCCACCAGTATCGACTCATCCGACCAGACGCAGGCCGTGTACAGCTGGGTGGTCAAGGCCCAGCACATCCTGCCCAACCTGCGCGCCATCAAGGGCGACGGCAACGAAGCCACCAATATCCTGGGCCCCAGCAGCTCGCAAGACATCAACTGGCGCGGCAAGAAAGTGCCCAATGGCATCAAGCTGTGGCGCGTGGGTGTCGATGCCGCCAAGGATCTGCTGCTGGGCCAGCTGGCCATCACCAAGCCCGGGCCCGGCTTCGTGCACTTCAGCGACGAACTGCCGCGCGAGTTCTACGAACAGCTCACCGCCGAGCAGCGCGTGCTGGCCAAGATCAACGGCCGCGAGGCATACCGCTGGATCAAGCGCCGCCCGCGCAATGAGCAGCTGGACAACCGCAACTACGCACTGCACGCCGCAATGGCCAGCGGCCTGCACCGGTACGACGACGCCCGCTGGCAAAAGCTGGAAGCCGCCGTGCAGCCCGACAACCACGACCTGTTTGCTATTCAAGCGATAGCAATCAAGGCAGAGCAGGCAAGCGCTACGCCTGCGACTAGACCCCGCACCCCGCGTGCAACCCCCTCTGCATTCAGCCGCGATTGGTAACCCATGCAAAAGCCCGTCAGCCCGACCACGCCCGAACTTGACCTGCTTGTCGCAGCAGAGCCCGACCTGGTCGATCGCATCTTTGACTACATCCTGGCCGAGATCCCGCAGATGGCGGCCAACCCGCCTGAGCGTGTGCACCAGCTCAAGGCGGCCGTGCGGGCCGAGTTCAAGGGGGAAGAGTGCTACATCGCCAGCCGCCCGGCCACGGCCCGGCAGGAGATGGTTGCCCAGGTGCTGGCGTTGTTCAACGGTCGTAACGCCTCCGAAGTGGCCCGGCGCCTGCAGATCAGTCGGGCGTCGGTGTACCGCGTGCTCAAGCAGCCCGGTACCGCGCAGGCGAAACAGTCTCAGTTTTCCGGGAAATGAGACAGGCGCGCCGGTACCGTGGCCACCTCACCACGGCACGAACAAGCGCAAAGCCATGTCATTCACATCAACCGACCTGCAAAACATCAACAACGCCATTGCCACTGGCGAGCTGTCCGTCGAGGTCAACGGGCGCAAGGTGGTTTACCGCAGCGTCGATGACCTGATCAAGGCCCGCAACCTCGTGCAGGCCGAGCTGGCCGGCGCAGGTGCACCAGCTGCAGCCACGCGGCGCGGTTCGTTCCAGGTGCGTTTTACTACCGCCCGGGGGGATTGAGCCATGGCCAAAACAGCAGTCAACCTTATTGACCGATTCGTCGGCCTGTTCAACCCCGACGCTGGCCTGCGCCGCGTGCGCTCGCGCGAGCTTCTGGCCAGGGCCTACGAAGGCGCCAGCCAGCGCGACGGCTGGCGCCCGCGCCGTGCAGGGGCCAGTGCCAACACCGACCACATGTCGGACGCCACCATCCTGCGCACCCGTGCGCGTGCGCTGGTGCAAAACGTGCCCTACGTGGCGCGCGGGCTTGAAAGCCTGGTGTCCAACACAGTGGGCACCGGTATCACGCCCCGCAGCCTGGCCAAGGATGCGGCGGCGGTCGATCGCCTGTGGTCGGACTGGTGCAAGGTGGCCGATGCTGACGGCCGCAGCGACCTGTACGGCCTGCAGGCCATGGCCTACCGCGCCATGGAACAGGACGGCGAAGTGCTCATCCGCCTGCGGGCCCGCCGTGATGAGGATGGGCTGCCTGTGCCTTTGCAGCTGCAGGTGCTTGAAATCGACTGGCTCGACAGCTCCAAGAACGGCACCAATGGTGGCAACACCATCATCAACGGCATTGAGTACGACGCCCTGGGCAAGCTCGCCCAGTACTGGCTTTGGGACCAGCACCCAGGCGAAATGCAGCCTGGCCGCCGTGGCCGTGCCAGCAGCTACCCGGTGCCGGCCGACCGCATCATCCACCTGTACAGCCCGCAGCGGCCGGGGCAGGGCAGGGGCTTCACGCGCCTGGCGCCTGTGATCGCCCGGGTGCGCGACATTCAGCTCTACGAGGATGCCGAGCTGCAGCGCAAAAACCTGGAGACGCGCCTGAGCGTTCTGGCCAGCGGCGACGTCACCAGCATGTCCATGACCGAAAGCGAGGCCCAGGACAAGGTGCGCGCAACAGGCGAACTGGGCACGCTGGCCAGCGGGGGTATCACCCAGGTGCCCACGGGAATGAACTTCCAGGTGATTGAGCCCAAGCCCGCAGGCGGGTACGTTGAGTACATGAAGCACCAGCTGCACCTGGTGGCTGCAGGCATGGGCGTCACCTACGAAATGCTCACCGGCGACGTGCGCGAGGTCAACTTCAGCAGCGCCCGCGTCAGCATGCTGGAGTTCCGCCGCAATGCAGAGCAAATGCAGTGGCTGACGCTGATCCCGCGCCTGTGCGAGCCCGTCTGGCGCGCCTTTGTCGAGGCGGCCTACCTGTCGGGCAAAGTGCGGGTGCGCGACTTCGGTGTGGACTGGTCCACCCCCAAGTGGAGCTACGTGAACCCCGTGCAAGACGTAGCGGCCGACCTGGACGAAATCAGCGGCGGCCTCAGCACCTTCAGTGAAAAGCTGCGCCAGCGCGGCTACAAGCCCGAGCTGGTGTTTGCAGAGCTCAAGTCGGACATGGATCGGCTGCAGGCAGACGGCACGCTCGACATGATCATGATGCTGCAGAAAGGCCGCACGCTGGGCATGGCCCAGGCCGAGGCCAGCAATAGCCAGCCCGTGAAAAAGCCCTGACCGCGTGGTCTGCAAAAGTTGTCTCAGTTTTCCTAAAAATGAGACAGCCGAACGCAGACCATCGCGTTCATGCCTACACCGCAAACCCCCACGCAAACCGCCGACCTGCCGCTGGTCGGCCTGCAGATGGAAGTCCGCAACTTCACGCGGGCAGAGCGCGTCGCAGAAGGCGCGGCACCCGCTGCCAAGTTTGAACTGGTCTTCACCACTGGTGCCTCTGTGCGCCGGTATGACTGGGCCAACGGCCGCTACTTCATCGAGCAGCTGGATGTCACGCCCGAAGCCATCAACCTTGAGCGGCTTGAGCGTGGCGCCCCGCTGCTCGATAGCCACGCCAGCTACCGCCTCGAAGACCAGGTGGGGGTAGTTGACCAGCCCACCATTGAAAACGGCATGGGCGTCTGCCAGGCCCAGCTCAGCCGCCGCGAAAGCGTCCAGGGCGTGGTGCAAGACCTCGAAGACCGCGTAATTCGCAACGTCAGCGTGGGCTACGTGCGCGAAGCCATCGAAATGATCGCGCCGTCTGAAGACACCGGCATGTGGGTGTACCGCGTCACCCGCTGGACTCCCATTGAGGTCAGCCTGGTGCCCATCCCTGCCGACATGGACAGCCAGGTGCGCAGCGAAGGCGGCCGCCTGGTCGACCCCGAAGGCCGCGACGTGCGCGCATACCCCTGCCAGATCACCACGCGCGCAGCTGCTCCCGCTGCCGCATCCATCCCGCCCACGGTGGGCATTTCCGCCGCAACCTCAACCCTCGAAGGAAATCGTTCCATGCCAGACGTGAATACCGTCGCCGGCGGCGCCACCGCACCGGCCCAATCCGCAGCGCCCGCTGCCACCACCGTTACAGCAGCTGCGCCTGTGGTTGTTGTGGCTGATGACGCCACCCGCGCTGCCGACATTGTCGAGCTGTGCACTCGCCACGGCGTGCCCACGCTGGCCGCCGGCATGATCCGCGCTGGCAACAGCGTCGAGCAGGCCAGCCGCGCCGTGCTCGATGAGCTGGCCCGCCGCGACAGCGCTGCAGGCGGCCACCGCAATGTGGGCCGCATCGAAACCGTGCGCGACGAAATGCAGGTCCGCATGGCCGGTATCGAGCAGGCCATCCTGCACCGCATTGCCCCAAGCGTCACGCTGGACGACAACGGCCGCCAGTACCGCGGCATGAGCCTGCTGGAGATTGGCCGCGACTTCCTCGAAGCGCACGGCCAGCACACCCGTGGCCTCGATCGCATGACCCTGGCAGCCCGCATGCTGGAGTTCCGCGCCGGTGGCATGCACGGTACCAGCGACTTCACCAGCCTGTTTGCCAACGTGGCCAACAAGCGCCTGCGCAACGCCTACGAAGAAAACGCAGGCTCCTACGCCCTGTGGGCCCGCCGCGCACCCAACGCGCCCGACTTCAAAAACCTGAGCGTGGTGCAGCTGGCCGGCGCGCCTGACCTGCTGCAGACCAATGAGGCTGGCGAGTTCAAGTACGGCGCCATGACCGACGGCGGCGAAACCTACGCTGTGCTCACGTATGGCCGCATCGTGTCGCTGACCCGCCAGGCCATCGTGAACGACGATCTGCGTGCCTTCGAGCGCATGGTCACCGCCTTCGGCTTCGCGGCCCGCCGCCTGGAAAACCGCACGGTGTATGCCCAGCTCACGGCCAATGCCCCCCTGGCAGACGGTGGCGCTCTGTTCAACGCGACTGCAGCCACCACGCCAGGCGGTCACGCCAACCTGGGCACGGGTGCTGGCAGCGCGCTGCAGTTCACCAGCCTGACCAGTGGCCGCACCGCCATGCGCCTGCAAAAGGGCTACGCCAGCGAAGAGCTGAACCTGGCCCCGAGCTACCTCATCGTGCCCGCCGCGCTCGAGCAAACGGCCTACCAGCTCACCAGCAGCAACTACGTGCCCAGCACCAAGGCTGAGGTCAACGAGTTCCGCGCCGGTGGCCGCACGGCCCTCACGCCCGTGGTCGAGCCAGTGCTGGATGCCAACAGCGCCACCGCCTGGTACCTGGCCGCTGCCAACTCGCAGGTGGACACCGTCGAGTACTGCTACCTGGACGGCGCCGAGGGCCCGGTCATTGAGTCGCAAGTCGGCTTCGAGTCGGACGGCATTTCCTACAAGTGCCGCCTGGACTTCGCTGCCAAGGCCATCGACTTCCGCGGCCTCTACAAGGCTAACGGCGCCTGATGCCGGAGCCGGGGCGCGGTGCGCCCTGGCATCCATCCCAACGCTCATCTGACTTCAAGGAATCGACATGCGCAACTTCGTGCAAGGGGGCCAGACCCTCACCCTCACCCCTTCGGCGGCCGTGGCTTCCGGCGTGGGCTTTCTGTTCGGCGCCAGCCTGTTCGGTGTGGCCTGCAACGACGTGGCTGCCAACGCGGCTGGCGAGTTCCAGACCGAAGGCGTCGTCACCATCGGCAAGACCAGCGCGCTGGCCATCGCCGTGGGTGACCGCGTTTTTTGGGACGCCACCAACAAGGTTGTCAACAAGACCACCACGGCGCAGCAGTGCGTCGGTGTGGCGGTGGCAGCTGCCGCCAACCCATCGGCCACTGTGGTCATCAAGCTCGGGCAGTACCTGCCTGTAGCGGTCTGACGCACGCGAGATCCACGGCACCATGAGCCTTGCGCCCTTCGCCGCCCTGGAGTCTCGCGTCACCAATGCGGTGTTCGCGCGGCTTGCCAATTCTGCTGTCGTGATCGGCGGCGCCCCTGAGGTCGGCGGCATCTTTGACGACGGCTTTGTGATTGGTTCTGTGGGCCCGATGGGCATGGGTGGCACGCAGCCCTCTGTGGCTGTGGCCAGTACGGTCGTGCCGCCCGCGGTAGTGGGTCTTCCGGTGACGGTAGCAGGGGTGCCCTACATCGTGGCCGACGCGCAGCCTGACGGCACAGGCATCACCCGCCTGATTCTGGAGGTTGCATGAGCGGCGTGCCCACCAAGTTCGCCCAGGTGCTCGGCGCCATGCAGGCAGCCCTGCAGGCCGCCGCACCGGTGTCGCCCAACGTGTTCCGCGCCCGCGCCCGGGTAGTTCCGCAGCAGATGGCCACGGCCATTGTGGTGCGGCCCGCCCAGGCCGAGCGCGACGCATCGGTCGGGCAGGGGGCGAAGGCGCTGTGGCTCACCGCTGTGGCAATGGACTGCTATGCCCGTGGCAGCGCAGCCAACCCGGTGGATGTGGTGGTGGATGAACTCATGGGTGCGGCCGTGCAGCGGCTTATGCAAGACCCAGCCCTGGGCGGCGTGGTCGGGTTCATAGACCCGCAAGCGGTGTCCTGGGACTTCGACGTGGACGGCGAGCAAACCGCCTGCGCCACGGTGACTTTCTACGTGCGGCACGCCACGGCGGCTGCGTCTTTCTTCTGATTCCGATTTTTCAAAAGAGGTAACCCAAATGGCAGATCCAATCTTCTGGAGCAACGTGGGCATTGACGTTCAAACGGCCCTGGCCGCTGCGGTCGCGGTAACGGCCGTCACCAAGGCCACCACCGGCGTGTGCACCTACACCGGTGTCGTGAACCCGGCCAACGGCGACTACATCTCGTTCACTGCCACCGGCATGTACCAGATCAATGACCGCCTGTTCCGCATTGCGAACGTCAACACCGTTGCCAAGACATTCGAGCTCGAAGGTGAAGACACCACCAGCTTCGACACCTACATCAACGGCAGCTACCGCATCGTCACCTTCGGCGCCAGCTTCAACAGCGTGCAGAGCATCACCGTGAGCGGTGGCGACTACGAAAAGGCAGACGTGACCACCATCCACGACTCGGTGCGCAAGAACGTGCCCACCATCGCGGCGCCGCTCACCCTGTCGCTCACCAACTTCTTCGACATGACCGACCCCGGCTTTGTGGAATGCAACAAAGCCTACAAGGCCAAGGCCAAGCGCGCCATTCGCCTGCGCTTCGGCACGGGCGCAAAGATGGTCATGACGGGCTACGTGGGCGCCGCTGGCGTGCCCAACGGCCAGGCGCAGGGCGTGGTGCAAACGCCTGTGTCCATTGAGGCGCAAAACCTCCCCACCGTCTACGCGAGCTGATCGCGCAGGCAGCACACCGCCGGCCTGGCGCCGGTGGTGCTGCATCGGTTTTTGTGCGCGGCACGGTGGGCCTTGCGGCCTGCTGGTCCTGTCTTCGCCCGAGCGGGCACGCCGCGCACTCCTTCATATCGGGCCCCAAGCAATCGGGCAACACCATGGCAATCAAACTCACCATTGGCAACAAGGTCTCCTTCAAGGTGAAGGGCACCATCAACAACGCAGCCGGCGTCGCCGAAGCGTTCGATTTTTCGCTCACCTGCTCCCGCATGGACCAGGATGAGTATTCCACCGCGCTGCGCGATCTCGACGGCCGCCCCATCGTGGACTTTCTTGCGACCGTGGCCGAAGACTGGTCGGGCGTGAAAGACGAAGACGGCAAGGCTGTGCCCTTCAGTGAAGACGCCTTCCGCCAGCTCTGCAAGATCCCCGGCCTGCCTGGCGTGATCTTCAGCACCTACGCGATCGAAGCGGGCGCCAAGGCAAAAAACTAGCACAGGCAGCCCGCCGCGTTGTCGAGCACAACCATGCCCAGTCAGCACGCCAGCCGCAGCACGCGCCAGACCCTTCCAGCCCAGTGGGCGGGGTGCTGGCGCAGCTCTCTGCCGCTGGTGCGTTTGACGGGCAGGCCGACGGCGGTGCGGAGGGTGAGCCTGTCTACCTGTGGCCTGAGTGCATCGAGGAATGGGCTCATTGGCAGCACCTGCAAACCCAATGGCGCGTTGGCATGTCTGGCGCGACAGGGCTCGACTACCAGGGTGTGCGCGCCTATCTCGACGAACTGGGCATTGAGCCCGGCGAGGCGCGGCGCGAGCTGTTCGCCTGCATCCAGGCGTGTGAGTTCGCTTGCCTCGAAGCCTGGGCAGACCAGCGTGCCAAAACACCGCCCCCAACCAACCGGTAACACTGCATGACCCCCATTGGCATCCAGCTCAAGCTCGGCGGCGAGCGCGAAGTAGAAACCGGCCTGCGCCGTGTGGGCGGGGCCATGGATACCGTGGGCACCGCTGCGGGTGCTCTTACGCGCGCTGTGGGCGGGGTGGCTGGTGCATTCGCAGGTGCCCTGAGCGTGCAAGAGTTTGTGCAGGCGGCCGACGCGGTCACTGGCCTGCAGAACCAGCTCAAGCTCGCCACGGGCAGCGCGCAGGCTGCCGGAGTGGCTTACAACCAGCTGTATGAGATCTCGCAGCGCTCGCGCACAGGTTTCATTGAGCTGGGAAAGACCTTTGCCAGCATCAGCACGGCGGCTGCAGACCTGGGCGTGAGCCAGCAGCGTCTGCTGTCAGTCACAGAGGCCATCGGCAACGCCGTCACCATCAGCGGCACAGGTGCCCAGGCCGCACAGGCCGCGCTGCAGCAGCTGGGGCAGGGCCTGGCAAGTGGCACGCTGCGCGGTGAAGAGCTCAACAGTGTGATGGAGCAAACCCCGCGGCTGGCCAAGGCGCTGGCCGATGGCCTGGGCGTAACCCGTGGCGAGCTGCGCGCATTGGGCGAGCAGGGTGCCATCACGGCAGACCAGGTGATCCGTGCGCTGGAGTCCCAGTCATCCGTGCTGCAGGGCGAGGTGAAAGACGCAACGCTCACGGTGGGCCAGGCATTCACACAGCTCACCAACTCGGCCACCCGCGCCGTGGGCGACTTCGACAAAGCCACCGGCGCCACGGCCACCCTGGCAGGCTCCATCAGTTCGCTGGCGGGTGCGGTGGATACGCTCGGCGGCGTCATTCGCAACAACGAAGGCGCGTTCAAGGTGCTGGGCGGCACGCTCGCCGGCGCAGCCGTGGTGGCGGGTGCTGCTGGCATCGTCAAGTCCATTGGCCTCATCGGCGGTGCGGTAGCGGCGCTGGGTGCTGTATTGCTGGCCAATCCGGCTGTGCTGGCTTTGCTGGGACTGAGTGCTGCAGTGGGCGGCGGTGTGGCGCTGGTCAGTGCCCAGTCCAAGACGGCCGACGGCATCAGCCAGGCCATTGAACGCCTGCGCTCCGAAAACGAGCGGTCTGAGGCTGCAATGGCCCGCGCCGTCGCCGGTGGTCGCATCGCAGGCGCAGACAACATTGCCAAGACCATTGACGCCCGCAAGGACCAGATTTCCAAGCTGCGCGCAGAACTGGATGCCATGCAGCCAGCGAGCGCCGGTGCCGGGGGCGGCCGTGGCGGCGTCAACCCGCAAACCGTGGGCGCAGCCATGGCCCAGCAGGCCGCTGGCGAAAAGGAACTGATCGCCATCCGGCAAAAGCTCTACGGCGTGGACAAGGACTACCTGCCCACCCTGACCAAGCTGCACGCCCAGTACACATCGGGCGCCATCACCATTGACGAATACCGCGACCTGGTGGGCAAGCTGGCCGAGGCCAATTCCAAGAAGGAAAAGGCTGACCCAAGCCGCAGCCTCAAGTCCGAGGAATCCGCGTACCAAAACCTCATCGCATCGATCAACACCAAGATCGCTCAAGAGCGCGAAGAGCTTGCCGGTACGGGCGCGCTGGCCGAAAGTCAGAAGATCCGCATCAAGCTCGACCAGGAGATGGCCAGCGGAAAGCTCACGCTCACCGCTGCGCAGAAAGCGTCTGCAGACGCAGCCATCAGCGAGCTGGCTGTGCTGGAGCAACAGCAAAAGGCCCGTGAGGCCCTGCGCTTCTACGACGCCGAACGCCTGGAGATTCAGGAAGAGCTCAACGCCGCCTACGTGTCTGAAAGCAAAGCGCGCGAGGCTGGCCGCCAGTCCGTCACAGACTACGCCCGTGGCATCGAGGAAGGCAATGCCGCCCTGCAGCTGGAACTGTCTCTGATGGGGCAGGGTGAGCGTGCGCGCACCGTGGCTCTTGAGCAGTACCGCATTGAGCTGGATCTGAAAAAGCAGATCGCCGCCATTGATGCCAACACTGGCTTTGATGAAGTCCAGCGCGAGGAAGAGCGAGCCCGGGCGCGTGCTGCCGCGGCCATCGCCACGGCCAATGTCTCCAGCAAGGTTTTCCTGGACGACTGGAAAAAGTCGGTAGACCAGTACGACGGCATTTTTCGGCAGGGCTTTGCCGACATGCTCAACAACGGCAAAGACGGCTGGAAGTCGTTCACCAAGAGCCTGGTCACCACCTTCAAGACCAGCGTGGCCGACCAGCTGTACAAAATGTTCGCGCAGCCCTTCGTCATGAAGATCGTGGCGAGCTTGCTGGGCGTCTTCGGCGGTGGTGGTGGCGCTGCAGGTGGGGCCGTTGGCGCCATCGGTGCCGGGGCATCGGCAGTCAGCACCGCCAGCAACGCTTTCAGCCTGTTCAACGGCGGCAAGCAGCTCTACACCCTGGGCAGCCAGTACCTGTCGGGCACGATGTCGGGCGCGAACGTGCTGGGCTCTGTGTACGGCAACGCCACCGGCCTTGGCATTGATGGCCTGCTGGCCACCAATGGCGCGTACGGCACGGCGGGGGCGGGCGCTGGTGCGGCAAGCCCATGGGCATCGGCTGCGATGCCGGCTGCGGCTGCGGCTGCCATCGCCGCCGTAGTGCTCAACGCCCTGGGCGCCTTCCGCAGCGAGCGCCGGGTCGGGAGCGGCCTCATGGGCACGCTGGGCAAAGGCGACCTCTCGCCGTTTGAGGAGTGGCGCGAGGGTGGCACCCTGTTCAGTGGCCCCAGCTACAGCACCATCAACCCGGTGGCCGAACTGGAGGCCCGCCGCAAGCAACTGCAGGCCCTCAAGGACTCGGGGCAGGGCAACACGCAGCAGGCCTCCACCCTGCAGATGATCGTGGACAAGCTCGAGGCCGAATACGGCGACCTGGCCGACCAGACCGCAAAGCAGTCCAAGGCCATCCAAAGCGCCTACGATGCACTGCGCACGAACGTGGGCGACATGGCCGACGTGCTGGGCCTGGGTTCTGCGGCGGTGCGTGCCTTCACCACCACGCTGGGCGGTGCAGACGGCAAAGGCTTGAACTTCGAGGGCCTCAACGGTGACCAGATCGCCGCCAAGATTTCCGAGGCGCTGGCCACGGCCAACAACGAGCTGGCCCAGCAGGTCATCGGCAAGTTTGTCACCACCACCACGCGCGGCACCCGCATCGTGTCGGAGAACGTGGGTACCGAGGGCGAAGACCGCAGCACGATCTACAGCGAGGTGGACGACACCCGCACCAGCACCCGCTACGTGGCCAGCGAGTACGCCCGCGAAGGCGAAAAGGCGATTGATACCCTGACGCGCCTGGCCACCAGCCTCTCCACCGTCAACGATGCTTTCAGCACCCTGGGCGTCACGCTGCTGGATGCCAGCCTGTCGGGTGCCGACGCTGCCAGCGCCCTGGCCGACGCCTTCGGCGGGCTCGAGCGCATGGCCGCCCTCACAAAAGACTACTACCAGAACTACTACACCGAGGAAGAGCGCAAGGCCAAGCAAAAGGCCGACCTCGACAAGCGCTTTGCCGAGCTGGGTATCAAAACGCCCGGCTCGCGTGATGAGCTGCGCGGCCTCATCACCGACCAGCTCAACCAGGTAGAGGTGCAGCGCAAGAATCGCGACAACCTGGTGGCTACCGCTGGCAAGGGCATCGCAGACCTGGTCTCCGGTGGTAAACCCATCAGCATCACAGACCTTGGCAAGGTGGGCCTGCTCGACGGCATCGATCCCGCGCTGATCGGCAACAAGCCCAATGCAGATCCGAAAGAGCAGGCGCGGCTCAATGCCTTCCTGGCCAGCGTCAGCGCCGTGGCCGCAAGCGACCTCAAGCCGGGCGACATGCAGGCCAGCATCGAGGGCCTCATCAATGCCAACTCCGAAGTGCTGGGCCTGGGCAAAGACGCCGGCAAGACGGCAGCCGCGCTGATCGAACTGTCGGGCGCCTTTGCCGAACTCAATGAGTCAGCAGAAGAAATCGCGGCCCGCGTGGCCCGCGAGGCGGCCGATGCTCGCGACAAGGCTTACCGTGCGCTCGAGCGCGCCATCTCCGAAGAAAAGAAGGTGCTCGACGCCCAGCTGCAGGTGGCGCAAGAACTGGCCGACAACCTCTCGGGCCTGTTCGATGTGCTGCGCAGCAACGTGCGCGACCTGTACAACGAGGTGGATAGCACCCGTGCCATGGGCGCGGCGCAGGGCAACGCCTTCATCACCGATGCGCTCGATGTGGCGCGCCGTACTGGCTACCTGCCCGATTCGGACCAGATCGCCCAGGCCATCGATGCCGCGCGCGGTGGGTTCGACACGGGCGCCTACTCCACCCAGTTCGCCCGCGACCGCGACCGCCTGGTGCTGGCCGGCCAGCTGGCCGAACTGGAGGGCCTGGTGGGCAAGCAGCTCAGCGATGCCGAGCGCCAGATCAACGCCATCAAGGACCAGACCAAGCTGCTCGACGAAACGCTGGAGTATTGGCGCAAGCAGATCGACATTGCGAATGGCAACCTAGACGCCACGCTGACCGTTACCCAGGCGATCAAGGAACTCACAGCGCTCATGTTCCCTGAGACCAATCTCAAGGCGCCAGACAAGATTTCCGGGGGCGGCGGTGGCAGTTCATCGGGCGGTGTGTTTGGGGCATCGGGCACTGTGTCGCCCCAGGCTGGTTACACCGTCAGCCCAACCGGGCTGCGCACCTATGCCGACGGGTCAACCTACCAGATGACGCCAGGCGAGCTGGACCTTTACCGCCGTGGAATTGCGCCAGGCAGTCAGGCCCAGGGCTCGGGCGGTTCGAGCGGTGCGGTATGGGGACCTACTGGCACCACGCCAGCATCGCCGGGCAAAACCACCATCAGCGACACCGGGCTGCGCACATACGCAGACGGCTCCACATCCCAGATGACCGATGCCGAGCTGGATCTCTACCGGCGCGGTCTGCTGGGCAAGGTTCCGGGCTTTGCCACGGGGGGCATGCACACCGGGGGATTGCGCTTGGTGGGCGAGCGCGGCTGGGAGGTAGAGGCAACAGGCCCCGCCCGCATCTGGAACCAGGAGCAGCTGGCTGGCGCTTTGGGTGGCGGCAATGCCGATGTGGTGGCAGAGCTGCGCGCCCTGCGTGCCGACATGCAGGTGCTGAAAGACGAAATGGCCAACACCGCCCGCAACACAGCAGCAATGCCCCAGCTGGCCGACCAGTTCGACAGCGTCACCGCAGGCGGCAGCGCCCTGCGTAACCAGCCCGTGCCAGCATGAACATCCTTTTACCCAAGACCATCACCGCCGCAATGATCGGCGCTGGCACCAACATCCCCGTGGTGGACGCCGCGGTGGGCGAGGTGCTGTGGGCCACAGGCGGCACCTTCACGGTGGGCCAGCGGCGCGTGTGGGATGGCTACACCTACGAATGCGTGCAGGCCATCACAGGCGCGCCAGCCAACACCTACACGCCGGGCACCACGGCTGCAGCCCCTTTCTGGCTCAAGAACGAAGGTGCACCCACCAACCGCATGGCGCCCTTCGACAAGTACCTTTTCACGAAGGCGCGGCGCACGGGCTCGGTCACCTACGTACTGAACGTGCCCTTTGCCACTGGCCTGGCCATCTACGGCATTGAAGGCGACGCGATCAGCATTGCCGTGAAGGCGGGCGCTGGCGGGGCTGACCTGATCCCCCCGGTGGCGCTGGAGCTTTGGCAGCAGGCTTTTGGCGAGTTCGAATACCTGTTCGGCGACCTGCAGCGCGGCACGTACTACACGCTCAAAGACCTGCCGCTGCACCCGTCCACAGAGATCACCATCACCGTGTCGCGCAACACGGGCAGCGTCGAGGCCGCCATCGGCTTCATCAGCGTGGGCACCTGGAAGCGCCTGCTGGCCCCCCAGCAAAACGGCACGGGCGGCGCCCAGTACGGCCTGGAGGCCAGCACCAAAGACTACGGCTACACCAAGGACTACGAAGACGGCACCTATGTCGATGTGCCCGGCCGCAAGTCCACCAACATCAATTTGAGCTGCGTCATTGATGCAGACCAGGCGCCTGCCGCCAAAGCCCTGCTCGACCAGATTCTGGGCAAGGCCGTGGCCGTAGAGGTGAGCGACCTGCCCAAGTACAGCCACCTGGCCACCGTCGCCAAGGTCACCGGCTCCATCCGCACCACCAGCTGGACCACGGCCGAAGTGGCGCTGCAACTGAAAGGAAACACATGACAACCCCCGTAGCCGTTCCCGCGGCGCCAGTGGTACCCGCCTACCCACCGCTGGGCAGCCCAACCTTCAATGCAGATGCCTATGCGGTGGGCACGGCCATGCCTGGCGCGGTTGCTGGCATCAAGGCCATTGCAGACGCGGCGCACACCAACGCACTCAGCGCCAGCGAAGACGCCGCCGCAGCCGCTGGCGCATCGGTGGCCGCATCCCAGGCCGCATCGGTGGCCGCCAGCGCGGCCAACTTCAAGGGCAACTGGAGCGACTTGACTGGCGCCCTTGCCATGCCCGCCTGCGTGCGCCACTCGGGCCGCTTCTGGGTACTGCTGGCGAACCTGGCCAACGTCACCACGGCAGTGCCGGGCGTTTCGGCCAGCTGGGCGGCGCTGGATGTCGGCATTGTGCCCAGCCAGCTGCTCAGCACGGCTGGTGCAACGGTCAACGCGGTGGTGGGCGTGCGCTACATCGTGGCGGCCAACAACGTGACGCTCGTTGCCCCCGCCAGCTTCTTGAAAGGGGACTTTCACGGAGCGCGCTGGATGACTGGCGCCACAGGTGGGGTGTGGAACTTTGGCACCACACCTTTGCGCGGCTGGGCAGCCGGGACGCTGGAGATCGATGTCGAGCGTTTTGGCCTGGATTTGTACTACGAAGACACGACACGAGGGCTTATCTAAATGACAGCAGCAAGCGAACTCTTTGGCACTCGCACCGGGGGAGGCATCCCGGAGCAGCGAGTCTTTTCGGCATCCGGCAGCTTTACGGCGCCTGTAACTGGCGACTATCTGATCACTGCCATTGGTGGCGGCGCGGCTGGTTTGAACAACGGACGCGGTGGGGGCGCCGGTGGACTTGCCCAGTCCAAGGTGCGGCTCACGGCTGGCACGGTGGTGACCTTCACTGTAGGTGCTGGGGGCGCATCAAATGGTGCGGCTGGGGGGCAGACGACGGCGACAGCGACCGGACTCAGTTTGACCGCTGGCGGCGGTACATCAACAGCGGGCGGAGCCGCAAGTGGCGGCAACGTTCGCAATACCGCTGGTGGGGCATCTGGCAACAGCGCAGGGAGCGGCGGTGGAGCTGTTGGGGTGTATGGCGTTGGGTATTCAAGCGCCACACCCAACCAAACGGGCGGAGCGGGTGTTGGCGGCCCATCCATCGGAACCAACGGTGGCGGCGCGCTTAGTTCGAGTGATGGGCTTGGCCTCCCCTCCGTTGCTCCTACCTTCGGCATTCCTTTTGGCGCTGGACGGCTTTTGCAGCCACTCGGTCGCGGCGGCGTGACCTTTATTGCCGGGGAGGCGGGCGGTGGAGGTGGTGGCAACGCTGCCGGGGGGTTCTTTGCCGGCGGTGGAGGGGGGCAGAACTCGGGGCAGGCTGGCCCAGGCGGCTTGTTCGGAGGCGGTGGCGGTGGTGGGTGGATCAACGGGGGTAGCGGTGGGCTGGGAAACAGCGGCGGCGCTGGCGGCGTCTTTATCGAATGGCAGGCATAAGGGGGAGAAATGAAATACGAAATCATTGAGAGCGGCATGGTGGTCAACACCATCATTGCGAGCCCGGAATTCATGGCCGAGAACTTTGCGCCTGATGCATACCGTGTGGCTCCAGAGCCATCAGCACCCACTGCAGTAGTCGTTCGCCACATCACAAAGCTGGGGTTCCGCAACCGCTTCACGCGTGCTGAAAAGGTCGCGCTCGAAATGGCCGCGCTCGACAACCCTGCGGCGAGCCTGGCGCAGCGCCAGCAGTCCGCAGCGCTGCGCGCGGACCTCAAAGACCAAGAGGGGGCGACCTTCGTCGATCTGGACCGCGCAGACCTTCGGGCGGGCGTGCAGGCGCTGGAGGCCGCTGGCCTGATCGCCGCTGGCCGTGCGCTGCAGATTCTTGACGCACCCGTGCAAGAGATCGAACGCTTCCGGGGCGGCTGATCCATGCGCGCCGCCTTCTACAAAGCGACGCGCCCGGGTGCGCAGGGCATCTACAGCCGTCTGGTGCGGCTGATCGACCGCGGGCCGTACAGCCATTGCGAGCTGGTGTTTGCCGACGGCATGAGCGGCAGCGCCAGCTACATCGATGGCGGTGTGCGGCTCAAGCGGATTGACTACGGTTCGGACCACTGGGACATGGTCGACTTGCCCGGCAACGCGCAGGCCGAAGACTACGCGCGAAGCTGGTTCGAGTTCAACCAGGGCGCGCCGTACGACCTCATGGGCAATGTGCGATTTGTGCTGCCTTGGTTGTCCGACAGCGAGCGTGGCTGGTTTTGCAGCGAGGCGATGGCCGCTGCCCTCAAGCTGCGCGACCCCTGGCGTTTTGGCCCCAATGGTCTGGCGGCGCTGCTGGCCAGTCGTTACCCCGACAACATCGCGGCCGGCAAGTGGCAGCAGAGCGAAAGGCCGTGCTGATGCCTGAACCCACCTCATCCGGCGCCGCAGCCGCCACCGTGGCCGTGGCCGCCGCGTCCAGCTCGGCCATCAGCGTGCTGGGTATCTCCCTCGGCCTGCGGGCTGACCTGCTGATCGCCGGGTTTGCTGGCAGCCTGGTCGCCATCATCCTGCTCAACGCCGTGCCCGGCTCTGCCGACACCTGGCGCGAGCTGCTGCGCACCACGCTGCGCCGGATGTTTGTGGCCTGCGCCAGCAGCCTCACCGCCGGCTACCTCACGCCGCTGGCCATGCTGGTGGCCCAGCTGCCCGAGGCATTGCTGCTGGGCGGCGCCTTTGCGGTGGGCGGTGGCGCCCAGCAAGTGCTGCTATTTGCCATCAAGCGCCTGAGCGGCACGCCCGCGACCGCGCAAACCCCGGGGGCCGCGCAATGACCGATGCCCTGCAATTCATCCACTGGGCCGCGGGCGTGCTGGTGCTGGCCGAAGCCCTCAACAAACTGGAGCGCACCGCCCCCTGCCGCCGTGGACTGCGGCCGCGCGAGCGCGCTACCGAATGGCTCAAAGCGCTGGCCTGGCTGCTGCTGGCGTTGGGCGGCGCAGGCGCCATCGTGGCCCCGCTGATTCCCGTGCTGCACCTGCAGGCGATAGGCGCCCTGTGGCCGCTGCTCATCCCGTCGCACCCGCCCACGCTGCAAGATACCTGCATCGCGTTGGGGTTTGCGGTGCTCATCGTCCGCACTCGAGTAAAGGAGGGCTGAAATGCTCACTGCCCAGCAACTGCGCGCAGCCACCGGCTGCACTGCCTCCCGAGCAGATGAATGGCTGCCGCACATCACCAGGGCCTGCGAAACCTTCGCAATCAACACACCGGCCCGGCTGGCGGCCTTTCTGGCCCAGATCGGGCACGAGTCTGGCCGTCTGGCGTATGTGCGCGAAATCTGGGGCCCAACGCCCGCGCAACTGCGGTATGAGGGCAGGGCGGATCTGGGCAACACCCAGCCGGGCGATGGAAAGCGCTACATGGGTCGTGGCCTGATTCAGACCACCGGCCGAGCCAACTACTGCGCAACACGCGACGGCCTGCGTGCATGGATGCCCGATGTGCCAGACCTGGAGGCGGTGCCCGCCTTGCTGGAGCGCCCAGACCTTGCAGCCATGAGCGCTGCGTGGTACTGGAACAGCCGCAAGCTGAACGCATTCGCAGATGCAGGCGATTTCCTGACCATCACGAAACGCATCAACGGCGGCACCAATGGGCTTGCGGATCGCCTGGCGCTGCACGAGGCTGCAAAGGCGGTGTTGCAATGATCGCCGGCCTCTACAAGTACGCCGCCACCGCCCTGGTGGCCGCTGCTCTGGCCAGCGTCGGCACCTACCGCGTGCAAGAGTGGCGCTGGCAGGCCAACACCAAAGCCGAAGCCGAGCAGCGCGCCGAGGTTGAGCGCATTGAGCGTGAGGCGCGCGACACCGACGCCAGGCAGCAGCGCCAGTTCAACGACGCCGCCAGCGGACTGCACGCCGCCAGGCTGGCAACCCTATCCACCCAACTGGGAGACGCCCGTGCGCGCATCGCTACCTTGTCTGCTACTCGCCAGTGCCTCGATGCTGGCACTGTCGGCATGCTCAACAACCTCGGGGCCGCCACCGGTGGCCTCGGCCTACGAACCCCTGCCAGCAAGCCTGCGAGTGCGCCCGCAGCCGCTGCCCCCGCTCAAGCTGACGCCCCTGCCAGTGGATACGCAAGCGAGCGAGACACCGCAGACTGGATCGCCACCTGCAAAGTGAGGTATGACGAACTGGCCAGCCAGGTGAATCAGATCCTTGACATTGAAGACCGCCGCCAGGCCGGGGCTGCCCAATGACCGCCTGGCGCTACCCCGACCAAGACGTGGGCGGCGCCCAGCGAAGCCGCCGAACGGCAAAACAGGTTGAAGATCGCAGGCGCCGCACCCAGCGCGAGCAGGCGCGCGAGCTGCAGGAAAGGGTGGGGCGCGGGTGTTACCCAGTGCGGGACGATGGGCCGGCGCCGCGGATTGACTGACGCAAAAAAGCCACCCGGAGGTGGCTGGTGGTGATTACGCGGCGATGGCGTCAGGGTCGTTGGACCCAGTGATTCGGTGAGCGTTTTTCGCTTTCCAGGCTGCAGCTTCGACTGCCAGCAATTCCTTGCGCTTGTCGTAAGTTGCCCCGCGTGCCATCAGCATGCTGTCCCGCAGGTCAAAGTGTCCCAAGAAATCAAGCTGCCACCCGGCAAGCTGGTCGCGGTTGAGTCCCTTGAATTCGCCGGTCAGCAGCCAGTTGACCAGCTTGTGCTCGCACATGTAGTGCACGTCAGCGGTTTCCTTCCCGTCTGCATCGCGGCTTTCCTTCACCGTGGCTGCCAGTAGCTTGGCTGATGCGACAGACATGTGGCGCATGCGGCTCCAGTCTTGTTTCCCCCTGATGATGTTGTCGATCTGTTCGTCACACCAAAGCGAGAATTCAACGTCAAGCCAGCGAGCAAACGGCACGGCCAGCTTGGGGTGAAGCCAGGTTCCGCCGCCATTTTCCGGCGACCCGGCCTTGGTGCGGATGTACCCGCTGGCCTTACCGAGTGCAAGTAGCAACCTTTTGGATTTGGGCGACTTTGCGTCCAAGTCTTTGATTTTGTTGAACTCCTGCAAAAAGCCGGAATTGCCTGATCGCTTTGCGAGCGCTGCAACATAGGTCATGGTTTCGCGCAGCACGAGCCAGTCGAACGGTTCCTTTTTGAACGGGTGCGCGGCCTGGGTAGCGTTGAACCAGCCGTCATCGCGGATGGTGATGGGGTGGCCTTCATAGGCCAAAGAAATAAGAGACACGGGTGCTCCTTGAGCGTGGTAACCGTGCAACCCTCGCTTACTCAAATTTGATGCATGTATGCATAAAGCTGCGTAGAATCGAGAGCTGCACAGAAATGCAGAAGTGGGTTCTTTTGGTAGAGGCACACCACGACTGCGACGATTGCCAAAAGCAGCCGACCGTTCCGTAGGGAGTG